TAAGGCAAGCTCCATCAGGTAGTTCTCCCGCGACGCTCCATACCCGGTCTTTGTCTTTGCCATCACATCGGCAATTCGCGAGGCGGTGGCCTTGCCTAGGCGGGCGGCAAACCATTCAGGTGACTTCTGTTCCATCATGCGTCCGCCTTCTCTGCTGCGTTCTTGAGGGAAGGCCCATGCGCTGCCCACAAAGCACGCTTCTGTCCCGTGTTGGGCATGGCCGCAAACTGCTTATTTAGGGCCGCTACGCCCTCCATCGCGGCGTCTTGAAGCATGGGTAGCCACTGACGCTCAAACGCGGCGTAATCGGGGTCAGGGCGCTTAGAGGCGGCATTCCCGTCATCGTCTTCGGGGGCGATTCCACAGGTCGCCATAAGCGAATACCGGCGGGCATAGGTCAAAGCCGAGCCATAGCCCTGCGGGTCTTGTTTGGCGGCAGGCACATGGAGCTTGCCCCCACTCATCTGCTCCCCGGACTCGTGCAGCAGGATGGTTTCCACGATCACGCCCGATTCGCATTCGTGAGTCTGCTGAATCAGGGCAATTCCGTTTGCATTCAGCGCATCAATGACTGCCTCGACGCAGGCGGCAAGGTCGGCGTATCGGCTTTTAAAGTGGGGGTTTGAGGAAGTCTTCAGCGCAGGGGCAAATGCCTTTTGCGCCTTGACCAATGCTTGTGCTATCTGTTTCATGTCTTGTCTTTCACTTAGAAGGGTGCGGGTGGAGCCTTGGCAATCTTGTCGCGTTTCTGCTCAGCAAGCAGGCGCGACAGCACCTTGGGTGGTAAGGCTCCGAAAGGCCAACCAAGGGGGTTTTTTTGTTTGTTAGGTGAGAGCGTCATCATTTAGTCCCGTAAAAGCTCTATTGTCGTCAGATGTTAGCGTGTTTTAAGGGTGAAAACCCTAACAAGCCAATCAATCGCCTGTCCGTTGCTGACCTGTCCACTTGTGACCCGCAGGATCGTCCAACCTCGGCAGATCGCTTCGGCGTACTTCTCGCAGTCAAGCGTGAAGCCCACACCTGTCGTGTGCCTCCCGCCCGTCCACACGCCGCCTTCAATTTCAACGGCGATCAGATCATCAGGCCACGCGAAGTCGAGCCTCCACCGGCGCTTGGGATGGAACTTGTACTCTCGCACCGGTGGCATCACCCGCATGGCGCGAAGGTGCAGGGCGAATAGTTCTTCAGGGTTGCTCATCGGGCCACAGTCCTGCGCGTTTGAGAAGGGTCTTGGTTCGCTCATGCGCTGCATTCCAAATCATCAGCTTGCCCTCGAAAGACGCTCTGCCTTGGTCGATTTCGTAATGGCAGGCGCGGCACATAGCGGCTACAAATTGGTCTGAAGCCTTGATGCCCATACCCTTGCCGTGAATGCTTTGGTTGGAGTGTGCTGCGACCACAGTGCCGTCCGACACTCCACACGACTGACAAGGCACCGTGCGGCAGAACTCAAGGATGCGCTTGCTACGCACATACGGAAATTTATTCAAAGACCACCCCCAAGCTCTGAACTGCGTAGGACTCGACTTCGTTCATGTAGGTAGTGAATTCCGACACGCTCATGTCTGTCGTACTTCTACGCCGACTGACCACCTCACCACCGGGCAGGGTCACATCCTCACAGACGCCAAACTTCCTAGCAAAGAACTCATGCCACACATCGGCTGAGTGTTGCTTGCCCTGCACCCAAGCGGTCGCGGCAATGGTCTTGAGGACAAGCCCCCAGTACCTTTTATTCTGTTCGCTATTCCTCTTTGTCTCTGCGGTGGTGACGATAAGCCGCAGGGGAGTCCCCCCGTCGGCCATCGCTTTCGCGTTCGACCCCACGAAGGCCACAAAGGTGTTCCATACGCTCAGATCGCGCAAGTGAAACTCTCGATACAAATGCGTCATAGCTGCCGTCCTCACATAGTCGCTCGACATGGTTGATAGAAGGGTATTGGTAGTACAGGCACTTTTCTCTGCGGTCGCACCACCCGCCCATGCAGGAAATCACGAGGCCACCTTGTAACCAATCCGGCCATTCGCTCGGGCTTCGTACTCACCGTTCCCGGTGGTCACTTGCACCATCTGAGCGTGCTTCTTCTTGTCTCTGTACTTTTGCTGACGCTCTGCCGAACTCATCTTTCGGCGCTTGGCATCCTTGCCTTGTCCCAACTTGTAGACCTTGAGCAAGTCCCTGCCTCGGCTGTCTTTCTCCCACATATGAATGTGTGCAGCACCGGCTTTGTGTAGCTCCCGGCAGTAATGCAGCACGGTGACATAGTGCAATCCGGTCGCCTCGGCTAGTTCGGTGCAAGTGTGCGTGCCGTCGAGCAGCAGCTTGATTAGCTGCGCCTGAGACATTGCGTTAACTTTGATCATTGGACTCGTCGAATTGCTTGGAGGGCTGCGATACGCGCAGGGCTGTTTTTAGACTCTCTACGGTGTCTTTCCTGCTCGGCAAGGTATCGGGCTGTCTCATCGGCTTGCGACTTGATCACGGGGATTTCCTTGGCTCGTGGCGGGAACACATCGCGCCATCCCATCAGCGTCGATTGGTCAAGCGAAGCATTAGGGTCATGTCCGGCAGCGCGTAGGTCATAAAGAGACTTGAGCACCATCTTCTGTGCGCGGTCGGTAAAGGGAATCTTCTTCATGGCCTTCCGCATTTCGTAAAAGCCTTCCCAAGCCTCGGGGTCGATCCATTCAGGAAGGGCGATCATCCATTCCCCCTGACTTTTGAGAAGACATAAGACCAAACAAAGCCACCGCCGACTTTTGCCGCAAACTGCATCAGGACGATGTGCGGCATCAATGACCCAAACGCAATGGTCGGGAAGATCAGCGAATCAACCGCAGCACCGGCGAAATTTGACTTGTTAGCCTTAGCAAACCAAGTTCCTTTGGCCTTCGTAAACACCGACCAATCCACAAAGGCGGCTCCGGTAAACGCGACTGCTGAGGCAATCGCAATCATGTGCGCCGATGGGTTGGCAAGATAGGTAACCAACCCTGATGCAATGATCAGGCATAGCATCTGAAGCTGATTTAGTCGCGTCTGCAACCAATCGCGCAGGGTCAGGTCAAGACCAATCAAGAAAAAAGCATTGATCGGGCTGACCCAAGGGCCAAATGCGGCTATGGTCAGGTTGGCGACCGTCATTGCGACGGCATAGATCACGATTGCAATGTAAAGCACAGTTCCTCCTGCGTTTCAATGAATGCCGGTGCTGAGTTGTTTGCCTCAATACGCTCGGCAATGACTTCTGCGCGTTGCGCCACGGTAGGGGGCAGATACGAACCAAACCGACTAAGTGATCCCGAATTGACTGCCGCATTGGTTGAGTCGGCAGACGACAAGGGCAAGCGCGTGAAGATGTCAGGGTCAAGCATCCGAAGCCCATGCAGCTTGCAAAATGGTCGGCCTTGCTCGTCACACACGGCTTTCATTGCTTGCTTCATCCTGCCCCACCATTGCGGCGTGCCGACCGAAGAAAACTCTCCACTAGACCCTAAAGCGACTGTCCTGAACTGTTTTGCCAACCATGTCAGCCTTGGCGTGGGTTCATGCATATGCCACACGGGAACACCGTTCAGCACCTTCGGCCATCTCTCAACTAGCGCGTCGTTTTCCTGAGCCGTACCGTCGATCACATCAGGGATCAGGGCAAAGTCAAAGCCGGGGTGCCGGTGCCACTCTGCCACCCACCTGATATAACCATCCACATCAAGTTTGCCGCCCTGCTTCCACACGGTAAACGCACCGTTGTCTAGGCAAAACGACTGGCAGACCTCGGCAACGATGCCGATGTCGTCAGGGTAGCTAAAAGGCACAAGTGCGTGGCGACCGGCTAAGAATCGCGCCGCATCCTTGCGCGGGCCACCAATGGGCGTGCCGTGGTAATGAATCACGATCACACCCAAAGCGCATCAAGCGCATGAAGAAGGAAGGCGCAGCCGATCAAGCCGGTGATGATGGCAAAGGCTATGTCGATGAGTTTTTGTTTCATGTCTTGTCTTTCTGTATTGCGTTAATTTAGGCAGGCTGATTCGCTGCGGCAATTGCCGTCTTGCGATTGAGTGCCAACTTAGCAGCGGCAAGGCCGGTGTAGCCGTTGCGCTTCATCCAACGCTCAAATTGCTCGTCGGTCATTTTGGCGATCTTGGCGGTGAGGTTCATGTTTAGCTCCGTTGAAAGTGTGTTGCGATGTAGTGACTGTAGCACGATAGAACCGTAACGCAAGTCTTTTTTGTAGGGACATACCCTAGTGTGGGGTCTTTTTTGATCAGTTGCAAGAAACCCATGCGTGTGCCACAATGTGTTTGTCTAGAGTGGCATCTAGGCGATGAACAATGGGAAAGCCCCTAGTGGGTGTTGTGCGGTCTTGTCAGGTGGCAAGCGAGTCTTTTGACCATTGTTCAATCGCTCTGCTGCTGCTCTCGCCAAGAGCCAAGACCGCAGAGCATCTTCTAGGGGTTTTTGCTTTTGGACGGCCTGATGCGGTACGTCGGTGGTCAGGCTTGAGATACCCCGCTGCACGAGCAAGCCAAGGCGGGGACGGTGGGCGAATCCTAGAGCCGGGTGGTTGAAACAAGTCTAGGGTAGTGCGAAGCGACGGCATGGCTCCGAAGGAGAAGCGTTGCGGCACAGTGCGAACTGTAGTGAGGCTACGGTAAGGCTGTGCTTTGCTCAGACATCCACCAAAGGAGAATCTCTAAGGTTGTTATCTATACAGAGACATGATCAAATAAAGACCAAGTTATCCACAGGGGCAGTCATGCGATTCGCAATCAACGAAGCTCAAGAGCAAAACGACCCGGTGATGGCATTCATGATGCATCTGCTTCATAGCGTCACCAACGCCCACATCCTGCACCTGACGACCCGCAGCTATGCAGAGCATCAGGCACTGGGCACCTTTTACAGCGAGATTGGCGACCTTGTGGACAGCTTCGTTGAAGCCTTCCAAGGCAAGTACGGCCTGCTCCACGACTTCATCGCAGACTACAAGCTACCCGGCACCGACCCCGTGGCCTATCTCGAAATGCTCAAGGTAGAGGTAGAAACGCTCCGTAGGGCACCTCGGTTCCCCCAAGACGCAGAGTTGCAGAATGAGGTGGACAACATCGCCAACCTTATTAATAGCACGCTCTACAAGCTGCGCTTCCTTGGCTGATCATGCCCCTGCGCCATACCAAAGCCGGATGGATGTGGGGCAGCAAGGGGCCATTCCCCTCTAAGGCCAAGGCTCTATCCGTCGCAAGGGCAGCATACGCAAGCGGATACCGGGAGGCACCATCCCTACCTCACCCTACAACACCAAGTGCGGACACCTCGGGTGCAAGAACCCCCGATCAAAGCTCAACAGCTACTGCCTCGACCACGGGGGCAAGGAAAGCCTGAGCAGAGATTACGACGCCATCTACAACACCTCAGCATGGCGGCAACTCAGGACGGCACAACTGTCTCGCCACCCTCTATGCCAAGCCTGCCTAGTCGAAGGCAAGGTGACCCTAGCCCTCCATGTAGACCATGTGTTCCCGTGGCGTAAGTTCGGGGAACAGGCATTCAGGCGCAACATCCTCCAAAGCCTGTGCCAACCACATCACAGCTACAAGACAGGGCTAGAGCAGCGCGGGATATACGAGGCGTACACAGACAAGGTAGAGCAGTTCACCGACGACGACTACGCACGCGTGGTTGCAGAGAGGTTAGGGTAAACCCGCGAGAAACTAAAATATGACGGGTGCAGTTAAGAG